CAGGGAAGCGGATCATCAACTACCGCAACGCCGGGTTCTACCAGGTGTTGTCAGCAGAAACAGGAACCAAGCACGGACTGAATGTTTCGGGGCTGGTATTTGACGAAATCCACGCCCAGCCGAACCGAAAGCTCTACGATGTGCTGACTAAAGGCTCCGGTGATGCCCGGGAGCAGCCGCTCTTTTTCATCATCACCACAGCGGGCAACGACAAGAACAGCATCTGTTATGAACTGCATACCAAGGCATTGGATTTGATGCAGGGCCGTAAGAAAGATTATACGTTCTATCATGTCGTATATGGTCTGGAAGTTGATGAGGACTGGACGGATGAAGCCAACTGGTACAAGGCGAACCCATCTCTGGGTCACACTATCAAAATTGAGCGTGTCCGGGAAGCGTATCAGAACGCCATTGAAAATCCTGCGGAAGAGAATGTGTTTAAACAGCTCCGGCTCAATATTTGGACATCGGCCAGCATCCGATGGATTCCGGAACAGGTCTACGATAAAGGGGACCTTCCCATCAACCTGGATTCTCTCCAGGGCAGGATGTGCTACGGCGGCCTGGATTTGTCCAGTACATCAGATATCACGGCCCTGGTTCTGGCTTTTCCGCCACGGAATGATGATGAGAAATATATCCTTTTGCCATTTTTCTGGTTGCCGGAAGACACACTGGAACTGCGGTGCCGCCGGGACCATGTCCTTTACGATGTCTGGCAGAAACAGGGCTTCATCCAGACGACGGGAGGGAACGTTATCCATTACGGATTCATTGAAAAATTTATCGAGCGTCTGGGCGAAACCTACAATATCCGGGAAATCGCTTACGACCGGTGGAATGCTACTCAGATGGTGCAGAACATGGAAGACATGGGCTTTACCATGGTTCCCTTCGGCCAAGGCTTCAAGGATATGTCGCCGCCTTCCAAGGAACTATTCAAGCTCCTGATGGAAGGAAACATCATCCATGGCGGCAACCCTGTCCTCAAATGGATGGCGGGGAATGTAGTCATGCGGCAGGACCCGGCGGGGAACATCAAGCCGGATAAAGAAAAATCCGTCGAAAAAATCGACGGAATTGTGGCGTCCATCATGGCACTGGATCGCTGTATCCGTAACGGAACAGGCAGCGGCAGCGTCTATGATGAACGTGGCGTTATTATTTTTTGAGTAATTGGATACGTGCATCAAAAAAAGCCCAAACGTCGCAGAAATGAAAGTAAGCATAGACGTAAGGACTGACAGGAAGGCGGGCCAGTAGCAGCTGGCCCGTTACCTGCCATCATTTTATCACGATACGGAAAGTGTGGCAATGATGAGTGAGAAAATCGCATGTGCTTTTTTTGTGCCCATTTTTAGGAGGTAATTTATGAAAATTCCATTCTTATCCCAATTCTTCAAGTCAAGGGACAAGCCTCAGAACTATTATATCGGCACAGATTTCCGTTACCTGTTCGGCCCGTCTACGAGCGGCAATACGGTAAACGAGTTCACGGCCATGCAGACGACAGCCGTGTATGCTTGTGTGCGGATTTTGGCGGAAACACTGGCGGCTCTGCCACTCCAGATGTACCGTTACACGCCGGGCGGCAAAGAACGGGTCTATGATCATCCGCTTTATCATCTGCTCCATGACGAGCCGAACCCGGAGATGACGTCGTTCATCTTCAGGGAAACGCTCATGAGCCATCTGCTCATCTGGGGCAATGCCTATGCCCAGATTATCCGTGACCGCCTGGGAAGGGTGCAGGGGCTTTATCCGTTGCGGCCGGATAAGATGAACGTGTGCCGGGATGACCAGGGGCGGATTTTTTATCTGTACACCAAGACCAGTGATGAGAATCCGAACATCAGGCCGTATGGGCAGGTAGCCTTGCCTAAAGAAGAAGTGCTGCACATCCCTGGACTTGGTTTTGATGGCTTGGTTGGATATTCGCCGATTGCCATGGCCCGCAACGCCGTGGGTATGACCATGGCCTGTGAGGAATACGGCGCGTCTTTCTTTGCCAACGGGGCCAGTCCCAGCGGGGTACTGGAACATCCAGGTGTTTTAAAAGATCCGGCTAAAGTCCGGGATTCCTGGAATGCTGTCTATCGAGGGACGGGCAACGCCCACAAGGTGGCTGTGTTAGAAGAAGGCATGAAGTACCAGCAGATCGGCATCCCGCCGGAAGAAGCGCAGTTCCTGGAAACACGGAAGTTCCAGCTTGATGAGATTGCCAGATTGTACCGCATCCCGCCACATATGATTGGCGACCTGGAGAAAAGCTCTTTCAATAATATCGAGCAGCAGTCCATGGAATTTGTGAAATACACACTGGACCCATGGGTCATCCGCTGGGAGCAGGCCATGCAGAAAGCCCTGTTCCTGCCGGAAGAAAAGAAGCAGTATTTCCTCAAGTTCAACGTGAATGGCCTCATGCGCGGCGACTACGAAAGCCGCATGACCGGATACAGCATCGGCCGGCAGAACGGCTGGCTGTCTGCCAACGATATCCGGGAGATGGAAGACATGAATCCTGTGCCGGATGAGGAAGGCGGCAACCTGTATCTTGTGAACGGCAGCATGACCAAGCTCAAGGATGCCGGGGCCTTTGCCCAGAAGGGAGAAACGAATGAAACATAAATTTTGGAGATGGGTGTCCAACGAAGCGCCCGATACCTTCGGCAGCGAGAGGACGCTGTACCTAGATGGCCAGATTTCAGATGAAACCTGGTGGGGTGACGAGGTGACGCCGAAGGCTTTCAAGGATGAACTGAACGCAGGCAGCGGCGATATCACCCTCTGGATCAACAGTCCGGGCGGTGACTGCTTTGCGGCTGCTCAGATTTATAACATGCTCATGGAGTATCCGGGAAATGTCACCGTGAAAATTGATGGCCTGGCGGCTTCAGCGGCCTCAGTCATTGCTATGGCCGGCACAAAAGTCTGCATGTCGCCGGTGGCTATCCTGATGATTCATAATCCAGCTACCATGGCTTATGGGGACAAAGCCGAGATGGAAAAGACCATCGGTATGCTGAGCGAGGTCAAGGAAAGCATCATCAATGCCTATGAAATCAAAAGCGGCCTGGCCCGCACGAAGATTGCCCACATGATGGACAATGAAACCTGGCTTAACGCGAGGAAAGCGGTGGAGCTGGGCTTTGCCGATGAAATTCTCTTTGATAAAAACGAGGAAGAACCTGAATCATCCGCTATGCTGTACAGCCCGGTCACGGTGACGAATTCCTTTGTACAGAAATTAAAACCGAAGAAACCCTTACAGAAAGTGCCAGTCGCTGATTTGGAAAAGCGGCTGGCATTACTTATTCATTGATAGGAGGAAAACATAATGGATACGATTTTAGCACTGCGTGAAAAGAGAAAGAACCTCTGGGAATCCGCCAAGACTTTCCTGGATACGGTGCGCGATGAAAACGGCATGGTGTCCGCCGAAGACGCCACCCGTTACGACAAGATGGAAGCGGATGTGGTGAATCTGGGCAAGGAAATCGACCGCCTGGAACGCCAGCAGCGTATGGATGCCATGATGGCTCAGCCGACTTCAGCACCTATTGTAGAACAGCCGGGCAAACCGAATCCGGAAGGTGAGAAGAAAGGACTCGCATCCATGGCTTACAAGAAGGCCTTCTGGAATAGCATCCGCCATAAGAATTTCATCGATGTGCAGAACGCCTTGAGTGTGGGTACTGATGCCGATGGCGGCTATCTGGTGCCGGATGAATTCGAGCATCAGCTCATCGACAAACTCCAGGAAGAGAACTTCTTCCGCAGCCTGGCGACGATCATCCATACCAGCGGCGACCGTAAGATTCCTATCGTAACAGGTCATGGCGAAGCCGCCTGGATGGAAGAAAATGGCTTGTATCCGGACAGCCAGGACACCTTTGGCCAGCAGTCCATCGGGGCCTATAAACTGGGGACGGCCATCCGCGTTTCGGAAGAACTCCTGAACGATAATGCTTTCGACTTGGAAAGCTATATCTCCAGTGAATTTGCCCGCCGTATCGGCACGAAGGAAGAAGAAGCCTTCCTTGTCGGTGATGGCAAGAGCAAGCCGACCGGCGTGTTCCCGTCTGCGGAATTGGGCGTCACTGCCAATGGGGCTTCTATCACCTTCGATGATGTCATTGATTTGTACCATTCCCTGCGCATCCCGTATCGTCGCAAGGCCGTATGGCTCCTGAATGATTCCACCATCAAAGCACTGCGCAAAGTCAAGGACAACAATGGCAATTACATCTGGCAGCCGTCCGTCACGGCGGGGACGCCGGATACCATTCTGAACCGCCCCTGCTACAGCACATCCTTTGTGCCGGAACTGGCTGCTGGCAATCGCCCGGTTCTCTTTGGCGACTTCAGCTATTACTGGATCTCCGACAGAGAATCCCGCTCCTTCAAGCGCCTCAACGAGCTGTATGCCGCCAACGGCCAGATTGGTTTCCTCGCCAGCCAGCGCGTTGATGGCATGCTGATGCTCCCGGAAGCGGTCAAGGCTCTCGATGTGAAAGCGAAGGCCTAAGCCATGCTGGTCAGCCTGGAAGAAGCCAGGAAATATCTGCGGATTGATGAGGATGACACGTCGAATGATGATGTCATCCTGTCATCCCTGGAAACGGCCCAGTCGCTATGCCTGGACCTGGCCCGCTGCGAGGAAGCGGATGCCGAAGAAAACCCGGTCGTATTCCACGAAGCCATTCTGTATGCTGCCGCCTTTTTGTATGAGCACCGGGAAGAAGCGGATTATTCCGGACTGCTGAAGATGCTGCGGTGGTTATTGTTTGGTGTGCGGCGCAGCCGCTTTTGAAAGGGGAGAGCGCAATGCAGGTGGGAAAACTTAACAAGAGAGTGCAGATTATCAGCCGGAAAGCGCAGACTGACGATTTGGGATTCGATACGTTACAAGATGTGGTTCATTGTACCTGCTGGGCATCCATCGAGCCTGCCAGAGGCAAGGTGTTCTATGAAATGGAGCGCAAGGCGGATACGGAATACAGCAAAATCACCATCCGCTGGCGTCCGGGCATTACCCATGACATGAAGGTGAAATATCAGGATCATCTGTATGACATCGATACGATAGTAGACCCGTATATGCGCCATGAATCCCTGGAACTGTACTGTACGGAAGAAATCAGGGGACAGGACGATGAGCAAGGGTGATTTGGATATCCAGGGAATAGACGAGCTGTCCGGCAAACTGCTCTCTGCG